ATGCATGTGTAAATTCTTCATGGAACAGGTTTGATCCAGTTGAAGGTGCTTATTTCTATAAACTTCCATGGGTTAACCAGCACAACGACAATAATACGCCTCATTCATATAATGAAGGCGATGGATTTAATAATGTATGGAAGCCTAGCGTACTGGATCCAGGTTTTAATCTTCCCGGACAGGATGATATGATGAACATGAATCTAGAAGGTTCATATCAACCAGGAACCACTAATTCTATAGGTTACTCTCTTAGTAATTCATTTTATGATAGCGAAACTAATACTCATATATTTCCTCCAAATAGAACAATTAATACGAACGAATCATTAGTTTCCTCTCATGGAGCTTTCACCCAACCTATACAGGTATTATTAGAACCTGAAGGCAATGGTACTACTGGAGAAACATACGAAGTTATACCTGTTGTAAATTCATATAATATTAGTGAAATACAGGCTCTATATCCCCAGTTGAACGTGACAAATAGCCATTTAGTACAATATACGGATCCTCATGGATATACTGATACTAATCAATATTGGGATGAAACCAACTATTTAGATTATGACACAGATACGTTTGGCAGCAGCGTTAAAAAGCATTTAAACGGAAACTATACAATTGATTCTGGCAACAACCCTACAGCATATAATTCTGTTCATTCATGGAGACCTAATCAGATTGACACGGATTTCAGAAGATATAAATCAGTAATAATGACAGTTTTATTAGAACCTGATGCCGTTAATAAAATATTAGATAATGGATCTACTATAAAATTAGGACTAGCTCATTGGGAAGATTCTGGATTTTATGGACCGTTACCATTTATTCCTTCTAACTCCCAACCGCTTGGGTCTAATAATGTGGTTGAAGCATCTAATCCATTCGGAGAACTACTTCTCCCAGATAGCTTAACTACAACTTTAGGAAATGGTGCTGATTTCGTAGTAAGTGATTGGATAGGTGGAGCAGGAACGGGTTCCGACACGGTACCATATAATGTATACCCTAATACTACAGCACCGAATTTTGTGCCAGGGACATGGGCCTTGTTTTTTACGGTTACCGTAGGTGCCCCTGATTCTAATGGAGATGGAATTATTACTTTACAGAGTATTATGTCATGTGGTCAGGGTTATAACCCAAGTACTGCAATCAGCTTTACAATAGCCCATCCGGATGATTCTACTATACAAGTACAATACGATGGATATTACACTAGGGAACAATGTTAATAAAATATGAATATATTAAATACATATAAACTTTACAAAAACGCAATTCTTTTCGGAGGACTTGCGATTTTGGTGTTTTGTCTTTTACAACAATGTAACTCTAATCAAAACTTAAAAAGAGAAATCGTACAAGTTCAGAAGGTATCTGATAGAAATCTTAATAACTATAAGGCAACACAAGATACTATTATAATCGAAAAGAATAAAAATAAAGAATTAGTTTCTAGTATAAGATCATTTGAATATGACGTAAATACATTAACAGATAATAATAAAAAACTAGTTTCTAAATATACTGATCAATTAAATATTAATAGCGAACTAGAAAACGTAAACAGCCTATTATCAACTACTTTAAATGTAAAAGATTCTATAATAAATGCAAATGGAACTGTAACAGTAAACACGGATTCTATAAGCAACATAGACACAATAACTGTTGAAGTAAATGATAAATATGAATTTGATAAATATAACTGGAGAAGATTTCAAGGAAGCATTTCTCTTTTAAAAGATAGTACTGACTATAATTTATTTTCTTCTAGATTTGATATTATACAAGGAATAGGTTTAAGCGCTGCTATAATTAATGAAGAAGGATTTGATAGACTTAAAATAACAACTCCATATAAAGGAGTAACGTTTACTAATATAGAAAACATAAACCTAGTTAACGATAGATTAAATAATAAATATAAGAAAAAGGCAGGGTGGTCTATTGGTGTTGGTTTTCAGTATGGAATTAATTTGAATAACAATCAGGTTATAAGTACTGGTCCGGCAATTGGTATAGGAGTATACTGGTCACCTAAATTTCTTAGATTTTAAAATAATAAATAAACAATGGCACAATCATCCAAATTCTTAAGACTAGATGACGACATTCTAATGGAGTTCATGTACCATAATCAAAACGTTGATTATGTAGATGATGCTAAAATAGAAAATGACGACAACGGAAGTCAATTTAAATTTTTAAACACAGAGGCGAACAATGATTCTGCCCCAAGATTCCTGATCCATGAATTAGGAGCAGACGTTGTCAACTTTAGTGTAAAGGTACAGGATGGTTATGTTTTCATTAATGACTTTGCATCTAGGCAATTAATTCTTAAAAATGGTAAAACTTATAAGTTTAATCTATCAGATTCTACAATCGATAATATAGCAGGGTTTACGATAAACGGTTCAACTACTCAATTAATAGGTAACACATACATATATACACCTGGATCAAATGGAAAATTTGAATATTCTTATGAAAATTTAGCAGGAGATAATTCCAGAGGTGGAGAAATAAATGTAGGAAATAGAGCTAATCCTTTGTTTGCAGAACCAGAACAAGAAACTGGAAATAGTATTAAAACCGCAACAGGAGAGGTTGGTAGATATTATGGAGTGCCATCTGGCAGTGATGGAAAATGGGCTTTACTTAAAAATGATTTAGCATATTTAGATAATTCACAATGGAATGGTACAGATTCTTCACTTGCAAATGTAGATGACAACATAGTTGGAGACGTATGGTATGACACAATTAGATTACATTTAAAAACAGGATTTTCATTTGCTGCAAGAGGTAAAGAAGGTTTTATGTTTCAGGTTAAAGTAAAAAGAGAATCTGGAGTTTATAACTATTTCACATCTATAGTATATTTAAATCATTCTAATTTTGAAATAAGTAATCCCAATTCATTTGTGTTAGGAGATACTTCGTATTCTAAATACATACAAATTAAAGTACCTTCATTAGTTCACTTTGACGACACAACTAAAAATGAAGATTTTCACGATGCTTTCTTCGGTTCTGGACAGGATTCAATATTAAATACTGCTAATTATGAAATAAGTTTAAAGTTAATAAATACAGTAACAGAGGAAGGAAACGTTGAGTATATAAACGTAGAAGATACGATAGATACTACCGTTGCGAGAGAAGATGAATATTTAGATATTGCAGCAAATGTAGAAGAGGTTGAAGATATGGATTATTTTCAAGTATATGGAACTAAAGACGGATCAAGACAGGGTTTTGAAAATTATATAAACGGAAGAATTCAAACTTCTAGTGATGACATTATAATATTTCACGACATAGAGGTTAGTGAGCAAATTGGATTAGATTTCCTAGATACTTCTTCAATGACATTTACGCAAACTGCAAACTATGAAGCTCCAATTCCTTTCAGACCTATTATATTTAATTCTGGCATAGCAAGTTCTTTTTATATAAGACATACGATGAGAATCTATAATGAAACAGATAATACTCAGATTATAAAAGTTGCAACGATGACTTCTTATAATACTAAAAAGTATGGAACTAGAATGGAAAAGATTAATCTTAGAAATGTAGACCCTACTATTATCTATAATAAACTACCTAACACAACGGTAAATAGAGAATTAAATCAATTTGTTAATTCAATTAGACCGAGCGTTGGAGAAACTAAATATGTTCCAGTTGCTCTAGATACTTATGGAATATTAGCATCAGCTACTAATGTGACAACAGATTTAACAGAATCGGAAGAATTAGATAATATCAAGTTTTTTGAAGAAGGTGAAGCTATTGTAAAGTTATCTAAAGTATCTGATAACTTTGTGAAATTCAATATTGCACAACCAGACGGAGACGATAAAAAAGCGGTTTCTCTGGTAAGCGCAGAAAACATAATGTTAATAATTAAAAGCGGCTCCACTGAAAAAACAATAGCGCATGACCCATCTTTTCCTAACATAGATTTAGGTCTAGGAGAAGTATTCTTTAAAATACCAAAGTCAACTGCGGTCAGATTTGACAAGGAAGACACTAATAAACAAAGTGACAAATTCTATATTAACATAAAGAACGGAGAAACAGAGTCACTACTGTATCACGGAAAAGTAGAAATAATATAATGATATTAAACAGCAGAAATAATTTATTTAACTTTAAGTTTCCTAGGACATTTATTCCTAAGGAAGTTGCAGATAAGTATAAATCATACTTAGGTAAAATGCCAGGCAACATAATAGAAGAGCCTATTGATTTTGTTAATTATTCCATACAAGGTTTAAGTCTTCCTGGAATTAATTTTGATCCAATACAGCAATCTCCTAACGACGGAACTATCACATACCATAGAGGATCTATTCCTATTCAAAATACAGTTGAAAGACAATTCTCTATAGAGCTACAGCTATTGGACGGATATATTAATTATTGGATAATGCAAGATACTTTATTGTATTATTATTCAAAGCATGTTAGAGAGCCATTTATTAACGATCTTAAGCTTCAAATAATGGATGCTGAAGGTATACACTTAATGAGTGCGGTTTTCGAAAAGCCTATTCTTAATTCAATATCTGAACTAGAATTAAATATGTCGAGCAACGTTGCAGACTTTTCTACATTTACACTTAATTTCTATTATAATAAGTTCAATATCATCTCAGAGATAGACGGAAAATAAAAGAGATATATAATCCATAACAATATAGACTAATATAATGAAAACATTTTTTGAATACTTAAGCGAGGAGAATATATCTAAAGAAGAAATTACCATTTTAGAAGAATCTCTACAGTCTGAATGGACTGACGAATTAGAGCAAAAGGTAGATGCTGCATTAGAAGAATTTACTAAACAGTATGCAAATGAAGACGGAACTTTTGATTTTGATAGATTCAATGAGGAATTAACAAATGAAGGTTTCTTAGGTTCTATATTTGGTGGACTTACTGGATTCGCTTTAGGTAAAACAATTGGTAAAACAGTTGCTAAGGTTTTAGGAATTCAGAAGGGTATTTTTTACGATTTATTAACCTCTAGATTAGTTGGCGCCGGATTAGGTGCTGCTATCGGAAAATCATTCTAATTTGAATTACGTATCAGTAGACTTTTCATTAAACTCCCCGGGTATTTGTATATACCAGGACGACACTAACCAATATCATTTTATATCCTATATAAAGGAAGGACAGGGCACAAAGAAAGAACGTGCATGGCAAGAAGATATATCACACCTCAAGGGCGTAACCCTATTACATCAACCAGATTGGCCTAAATCTTCAGAATACTCAAGTGGAGAACTTTTAAAGATTAAAAGGTATATAGCGACCGCTGATATTCTGGTTCAACTTATAATAAGCATAACTCAAACTAAACAAGACTATATTATTTCTTTTGAAGGGTCTTCTTATGGTTCTGCTATGGGAACTAACAATATTATAGATATGGCAGCAGGTGCAGCAATTCTTAAAGAGAGAATGCTTTCAGACCTTGATGTACATGATATATTTACAATAGCTCCTACTTCTTTAAAGAAACATGCGGGAAAAGGTAACATGAATAAGTCTGCCTTATGGGATGTCTTTTTAAATAATGTTTTGGAAGATAAAATTTTAGCTAAACACCCTATACATAATTTTTGTGTTAACGAAATTGGCCCATCTAAAAAGATACCTAAACCCTTTGACGACTTAGTTGACGCTTACTTTCTAACAGACTATATAAGGACCCTTAAAGCTAACACTGTGGAATAGATTTACCACTGAGGCTTAAAGACTTAAGTTATACTGTATCTGTCCCATAAAGTTTCATAATAATAAAAAAATATAGAATACCATGAAAAACAATACAATGTCATCAGCAAGATTATTAGCTCTTAAGACTATTCTTACAGAGATGTTACATCAAAATAGAATAACAGAAATAGAAATGCTAGATATTTTAAGAAAGGCCGGCCTTGCAAGGCTACCTGAATCTTCTTCTAAATGGATTGATGAAGAGGGTTCTACATATACTTCAGTAGATTAATATAGAAAGCCTGCCGGCCCGATACGGATATATAGATTAGTTATAATTGTGAAACCTTTTTAGAATTGCATGTATAACTATTATAAGTTTTTAAAGAATTAAAGACATTAACGTAAAATTAAAGTAAATTAAAGAAATGGCAGAATTTGACATTTTCAACTTAAGCGTAAGCGATGTTGAAACCCACGAGACAAAGAGTGCAAACTCTACAAATGAAATCTACAAACCATCCGCAGATGATGGTAAAGATGGTACCTATAAAGCACTTATCCGCTTTGTACCAAATCCAACAAACCCAAGAAATTCACTAGTTAAAAAGTATGTACACTGGTTAACTGACGCTAACGGCGATGGAAGACTTATTGATTCACCTTCAACGGTAGGAGATAAGTGTCCAATTGCAGATGCATTCTTCAAACTTCGTAAGAGTGATTCAGCAGTAGACCGTAAGATGAGCGACAAGCTTAAGCGTAGAGAGCAGTATTATTCTCTTATTAAAATAGTGAAAGACCCTCAAAATCCAGAATTAGACGGTACTTATAAAGTATTTAAATTTGGATATAAAATCAAAGAGAAAATTGAAGAAGAAACTAAACCTGCTTTCGGTGAGCCGACTCAGATTTATGACCTATTTGAAGGAAAGAACTTTGAACTTATTATTACTCGCCAAGGTGAATATAATAACTATGATAAGTCTAAATTCTCATCTACTAGATCTGCAATTGCAATTGATGGTAAGCCAGCTGAAAGAAATCAAGAAGCTATGGCATCTATTAAAGCAGAATTAGATACAGCACCATCTTTAGATCCTTATGGATATAAGAAATGGGATGCTGAAGCTCTTGACTTTGTTAATGGTATTTTAAGACAATATCTTAACCCTGGTTCTTCAATGGATTCTGTAATTTCTACACCGAAACCAGCCGCTAAAAAAGCAGCAGTAAAAGAATCAACTCCGGTAACAGGAAACGATGCTAACTTTGAATTCCCTGACACAATGACAGCGACTCCAACGACAGCAGAAACAAAATCTTCAACTGCATCAGCAGATAGCGATGATCTAGATTCTTTCTTAGATGAAATCGGAATCTAAAAAAATCACAGAAGATTTAAAGCAGAAGGTCAGAAGTTTAGTTAAACAAGTTTGTGTAAAAGAACACGCTGACCCTAACAAACACATGATTAAGGAAATGCCAGGTCGCTTAAACCTGGCATGCCCTTATTGTGGTGACTCTCATGGTGAAACTCATAAGAAAAGAGGTAATCTATATTGGGCAACTCTACAATTTCATTGTTTTAATTGCGGTCAACATTCCGATCTTTATGGTTTCTTAAAGGATCATCATTTAAAATTTCAAGATACTCAAGATTCTATTACAATTATAGAATACATAAAAGATCATAAGGTATCTGTAAACGAAGTTGACACTCTTCAGCATGGCGTATTTAAAACACTATATGATTTAGCACCTACTAGAAAAGAACTTAAAGAAGTTTTTAAACTTGTAGAAATAGAACCAGGAGATCCAGCTTTTTTCTATTTAAAGAATAGATTTTTACACAAAAAGATTAATAACTTTCTTTATTCTCCTAGAGATAAAAGAATTTTAGTTTTAAACTTAGCACCTGAAAATAAAGTCATAGGATTTCAAAGTAGATCTCTAAGAAAAAATAAAAATACAAGGTACTTGACATACGATATAGAAAAAATATATCAGGAAATGAATAAGGAATTACCTCTCCAGGAAGAACAGTTAATATCCTCTAAGAAGTTATCAACCTTGTTTGGTATTATGACTGCAAACTTTCAAATGCCCTGTACGGTATTCGAAGGACCCTTAGATGCTTTATTTATGCCAAACTCTATAGCTCTTGCATCTGTAACCAGATCAACTGAAGAATTAGATGAAATTCCAACAATACGATATATGTTTGATAATGACGAGGCAGGAAAATCAAAGATGATGCAAAAATTAAAAAGAGGTAAAGAAGTATTTACATGGGAAAAATTCCTATCTGAATCAAAGATGGATAAATATCCTAGCAAGATTAAAGATCTAAACGATCTAGTTATCGCTGCTTGGGAAACAAAAAATAAATGTTTATCTACCATGGATAAGTATTTTAGTAATTCACGACTAGATGCTTATTACCTATGATAGATGATTATGTACAAATGGTAAACGACGAATTAGATCAGTTCGAAGAAGACGGAAAAAGACATAAGAATCTTAAGATGATTCTCGGTTTTGATTCAGCTGATATAACACATAAAGAAAAAAACATAATTATAACTCCTAAATATAAGAAGAAATTTAAGAGTAATATTTACGTAAAGAAGAATACTAATAATAATTCATTATTCTAAAACAAACTACATGGCAGAAACACAACAATCAAACAAATCTAAGATTGTACAGCTAGATGAATATTTAGCAAATCAAAGGTCAGAGTGGACATTAAAGATAAAGGCACTAACACAGAACTTAAAGAAAGGTGTATTGCTGGAAGAAGTTAGTGCATATACATTAAGCTATCGGCAAATATTAGTTGAGAATCTTGCAACGATAGCTGGAAAAATCAGAGCACAGAAAGGAACAGTAGATAAAATGTATAAGCAGAAGTGGATTGAATATTATAAGTTTGATTATAAGATAACAGATAAACAAAGAGAAAGATTTATTGAAGCAGATCTTTCAGATGATAGACAGATTTTGGATTTACTTGAAAGCCAAAAGGCCTTTATTGAAGGCTCAGTAAAAACTCTCGATAATATGGGCTTTGCAATAAAGAATCGCCTTGATATTTCGAGACTATAAAAAAAGTTAAATGAAAATTGATTTTAACTCTAACAGATGATAACCAATTCTTACGAATTGATGACGCAGAAGAATTAGAACTAGAGCAGATTAAAATATCTTTAACTAAAAGAATTGATAGTTGGAGATTTAATCCTTTAGTAAAAAAAGGAATATGGGACGGATATGTTTCGTATATCAAGGACGATAAGTGGATTCCCGCTGGTCTTTGGAGATACGTTATGCTCGTTTGTAAGGAATATAGATTTGATCTTAAGCTTAATGGAATTGAAAGGCTATTTGATAGAAACATAAACGCAGAAACATTTGAAGTGTGGGCTTTAGAATTTTTTAAGGATAGTAAATTTGTTCCAAGAGATTATCAAATAGAAACAGCCTTTAATATTTTAAAGTTTAGGAGATGTTTGGCTGAATTAGCAACATCAGCCGGAAAGACTCTTATTAGTTTTTTAACAGTAGCTTACATGTTAGAAAAAGAAAAGGCAGAAAAGATACTATTTATAGTTCCTAATGTTTCTTTGGTCGTACAGGCCCATGAAGATTTCCACGAATACAACAATAAGAATAGAATAAAACTAAAGATACAACAGATATATGCTGGTCAGAAAATAAAATCAGACCGAAACGTAGTAATAGGTACGTATCAGTCCTTAGTTAAAAAGCCCAAAGAATACTTTCAACAGTTCGACGCTGTTATTGTAGATGAAACCCATAAGGCGAAATCTAATTCTATTAAGACTATATTGCAAAAATGTACAAACGCACAATATAAGTATGGTTTATCAGGTACGATTCCTAAAGACGGAACATTAGATAAGTTAACTCTAATGAGTCAGACCGGACCTGTTATTAGTGAAGTTAAGGCTGCATTTTTGCAAAGCCAGGGGCATATTGCAAAATGTAAGGTAAAGGTAATTGAAATGAATTATGCACCAGATTCTGCTAAAAAGGCGTTTGAAGAATTAGCATTTAATAAGTATGATAGGAAGGATGTTTTTCAATTAGAACAGAACTATATTATTAATTCATTCGGAAGATTAAATTTTATATGTAATGTAATAGGTAAGGTACCTAGAAACTCTCTCGTTTTGTTTCATAGGATAGAACATGGTAAAAAAATATACGAACAACTCCGCCAGAATTCAGATAAAAGAGTTTTTTATGTAGATGGAGGAACAGATAAAGATATCAGAGAAGAATATAAGAAGAAAATGGAAGCAGGTGATGAGGTAGTTATTGTAGCGAGTTATGGTACATTCTCTACTGGAATTTCCATTAAGAAAATACACAATATATTCTTTACAGAATCATTTAAGTCCGAGGTGATCATCAGGCAGTCAATTGGTAGAGGTCTAAGACAGCATGAGTCTAAAGAAGCAGTATTAATTGTTGATTTTGTAGATGACATTAGAACTGACGAATGGGATAACTATTTATATAAACATAGTAAGGCAAGGCAGAAAATTTATAAACAAGAGAAATTTGAGTATAGTATTAAGAAAGTCAAATTTGAAGGAGATATATAGAATAACGAAACTAAATTAAATAAACATTAAAAAATGGCACAAGTTAATAAAATTTCTTCATTTAAATCGTTTACAGAGATTAGAAAACAGGAATCTGTTAGTAAACTTAGAGAAGAAAACAAT